GTAATGGGTAAAAACGAAGTTGTTAGAATTGCCAAGGCTGGAAAAGAAAGCATAAGGAGAAAAAAGAAATGACAAGAATAAGACAGTTTGCAAATGATATGGGAATATCATACAATAAGGCAAAGAATCTTGTTCAAAAAGGCAAGAAGCGAAGAGATGGTGGATCAACAGTACTGGAGAGTTATATGCCTATTAAAATAGTTGCGAAGAAAAAAGAAGTAGCAAAGCCAAAACCTAGACCAAAAAATCTTAAGAAAAAAGATCCGTTTAGAGCAGATAAAACAGAGTCTTTGAATAAGAAGTTTAGTGAGGAAACTGCTAAAGCTAATGAAAAAGCCATCAAACAAATAAAGAAGGCTATGGGCGGTCTTAAAGACATACCACCAGAGAACAAAGGATTACCAAAGCTACCTAAAGAAGTCAGAAACAAAATGGGTTTTAAGAAAAAGGGCGGCACTATGAAGATGATGGGTGGTGGTTCTATGAACATGATGCCTAGAAAGTTAATGAATAAAGGTGGTGTAGCTCGTGGTGGGGGAGCCGCTACAAGTGGGACTGGATTTAAAGGGGTTTACTAGTGAGTGAATTTGACCTAAGTGGAGACACTTCTGGTACTTATGGTTTTGACGACAGTGATAGTTTTTCTTTAGGAAGTGAAAACGTATCTGCCACTGGTCCTTCTGCTGGTTCTAGTGACACAGACAGACAGTTTTTTGGTGGATCAGATGCCACTCAAAATTTTGCGTTTGATCCTAATAATCCTAATATAATGGATTTTGGTCGTGGGTCTGCATCAAACATTACAAATGCCGTCAACTATGATCCAAACTTCGCTGCTTTTGAAATGATGAGTAGAGGTTTGACTCCTGGTGTTGATTTGCGTAGGCAAATAAACTTTGATGTTCCAAGTCAAATGTTACCACAACTTGAAGGATCAAGAGGTCCACTTGCACCTAAATTTTATTCTCCAGTAGAAAGAGCTTTAGTGGAAATGGAACCAGTTGGTTTAATGGCTCTAGCAGGTAAAGCGTTTGAATCCATAACAAATAGTTTTAAAGATGCAAAAGACACTCTTGGTAAAATGGGTGATGCAGTTGGTGGTCTTTCTTTATCTGATTTAGGTATCTTTTCGTCAGCAACTGGTCAAAAAGCCATGGATGATATGGCAGATAACGTATCTTTTGATGCCTCTGGTAATAGAATAGATTTAACAGATACGAGACAAATAGACATTTTTCCACAAGAAGGAGCACAGATTCCTAATTTTATGACTAATCCAATAACAAGAATACCTATAGTTGATCGTGGTTTTTCTCAAGTTAGGACATAATGAAAGTAACCGACTTCTTATATAAATATCAAAAATCCTTGAACGATAGGATAAATGAGATTAGTATTGCATTGACTAGTGGTAACGCCTCTGATATGGCTAGTTATAAGATGATGGTAGGAGAAATTCAGGGTCTATCCTACGCACAAGAACAGTTAAGAACCCTGCTGGAGAAAACAGACAATGACATTGATAGTGCCTGAATACGTTCTTAGACAAAGAGAGGCTAAGAAAAAAGCAGACGAAGCAACAAAAGAATTATCCTTAAAAGACAGAGTACCGAAACCCACTGGATGGCGTATATTAGTCATGCCGTATATGGGTAAAGAAAAAACCGAGGGTGGTATTCATGTCCCAGACTCAATAAGAGAAAGAGAATCCAGAGCCACAGTTGTGGCTTATGTTGTTAAGATGGGACCTCTTGCTTATAAGGATGTAGACAAATTTGGAACTGACGGTGATTGGTGTAAAGAAGGCGACTGGGTGTGCATAGGTCGTTACGCTGGATCACGGTTTCAGATAGAGGGCGGTGAAGTTAGAATAATCAATGACGATGAAGTCATTGCAACCATTGTCAATCCCGATGACATCAAAACATACGGAGCCTAATGTATGC